GTGCTCACCCCAGCCGGCCAGCCGGACCAGGTGACGACGGTATGACGGTCTCCGTCGTCCTGCTGGTCATTGCCGCCCTGCTCGCCTTCGTCGAGCTCGTGCAGACGCAAGCGCGTTCGCTCCCTGCGTGGGGCGTGATGCTGATTGTCGCCGCGCTGCTGTGGGGGCCGAGGTTCTAGCCCGCGGATGCCCCGGTGACAGGCCGCCTCCCGCACCCCAACGTCCACATCCACGCGACCCGGGCGCAGTTCGACGCCTGCCGTACTGACGACTGCAACCCGCACCCGCAATACGCCTTCGCCTGCGACATCGACGAGTACGGCACCGGCGCGTCTGGCGAGCAAGGCCCGCAGGGCGACCCGGGACCAATCGGCGAACAAGGGCCGGTCGGTGATCAGGGTCCAGTTGGCGATCAGGGCCCGATCGGCGATGCGGGCCCAACCGGAGACGCAGGCGACAAGGGTCCCGTAGGCGACCAAGGGCCGGACGGTGATCAGGGCCCACAGGGAGATCCCGGCCCTGACGGCAGTCCCGGAGCGAACGGGGCCGATGGTGTCCCGACTGCCGCGTGGCCGGTGGGTTCAGTGTTCATCAGCGTTGTCTCGACGAACCCCGCAACGCTGCTCGGGTTCGGAACGTGGGCGGCGTTCGGCGCCGGGCGGGTACTCGTCGGGCGCGACTCCAATGACACGGACTTCGACACCGTCGAAGAGACGGGCGGCGCGAAGACGAAGGCCATCTCTGCCCATTCGGGCACCGCGGTCGGCACGTCCGCTGCCGGATCGGCCCACACCCACACCGGGCCCAGCCACACGCACACCTACTCGCAGGTCCCGAACCACGTCCACGTCGAGAACATCAACACGGCCACGACCGGAGGCGTCGTCGGCTTCCCGGCCCTGAAGGACACGTCAACATCGGGCTCAGAGGCGACCGGACTCAGCACGGCCAACCCGACGGGCGGCGTGGCACAGGGGACGTCGGACGCAGGTGGCACGGGGAATACGGGGTCCGAGTCGGCGCACACGCACGCAGCGGGCACCATCACGCAGCCGAGCGCGCACACCGACCTGAACGTGGTCCAGCCGTACGTGGTGGTCTACATGTGGAAGCGGACGGCATGACCCGGGACTGCCTGGACAGGTGCGGTAGGGCTGCCCTCCCCGGTCGGTCCCGGTGTGCGGTATGTACCCGGGCCCGGGAGCGGGTACGCAATGCCCAGCCCAAGCGTCGCGCCTACAACCGGCGGTCATACCGGGATGCCCCGGTGGGTGGGGTGTGCCACAGGTGCGGTAGGTCCGGTGCTGACACCCGTGACCACGTCATCCCATTGGCTGAGCAAGTGAAACGTTTCGGTGAAGTTCGTGATCATCGTTGGCTTCCCGCTCATCGTTCGTGCAACTCGTCGCGCGGCGACGACGCAATCCGAAAAGTTCAAAGTGTTCGGGGCTGACAACCCCCTGCCAGCGCGCCGCGAGAGATATTCGTCGTGACGGTGGCTGTTGCCGCGCCGAAAGCTGCCGCTCGAGCACCGCGCAAACCCAAGGTCTACCAGCCATTCACGCTGCCTCATTTCCGGCGCTGGGCGGCCGATCTCATCCTCGATACCGGTGAGTCGTGGCACCCGGAGGACTTCCAGGAGTGGTTCGTCGAGGACCTGTTCGCAGGACTCTCGACCGGGGGATCACCGACGTTCGCCGAGGCATGGTCGCTGATCCCGGAGGGCAACACGAAGACGACGACGCTGGCCGGCGTCGCGCTCTACCACACCGAGCACCGGGCGTTCGCCGCTGTCCCGGTCGCCGCTGCGTCCCGCGAGCAGGCCGAGATCCTGTACCGCCAGGCCGAGGGGTTCGTCCTCCGGTCGGAGGCGCTCTACGCGCCGGTGCATTCGGCGATCCAGGCGGCCAAGGGCAAGCGCAAGACGACGGTCCCGCGGTTCACCTGCCTCGAGGGCTACCGGCGCATCAACCACCACGCCGGCGGGCGCATCCAGGTGTTCGCCGCGGATGACCGGACGGGCGACGGGATCATCCCGACCCTCGGCATCATCGACGAGCCGCATCGGCTGCGCGACCTGTCGCTGTACCGGACGTGGGCCGGCAAGATTGCCAAGCGCGGCGGGCAGATCGCCGCAATCTCGACGTCCGGCGAGCCCGATTCTGACTTCGAGAACACGCTCGCCCGGATCCGCGAACAGGCGACCGACATCCGCCGGTCAGGGTCGTTCACCCGCTATGCGACGGAGCGGCTCGTGCTCCACCAGTGGGCCGTGCCACAGGGCGCCGACGTCGACGACATGACCGTCGTGAAGGCGGCCAACCCCTTCTCGGGCATCACGCTGGCGACGCTGGCCGCGAAGCACGCCAGCCCGACGATGACCCGCCATCACTGGCTGCGCTTCGTGTGCAACCGGCCGACGCGCGACCTGGACGTGTGGCTGGGGCCGAACGGCGATCGCGTGTGGGCCGACCTCGAGCGTCGGATCAGCCCGGTTCGCGCAGCGCCGACGTGGGTCGGCGTCGACGTCGGACTCAAGCGCGACTCGACGGCGGTGTGCATCGTCCAGGAGCTGCCCGACGGGCATCTCGGCGCGTGGGTTCGGCTGTGGATCCCGACGTACGAGGAGCCCGTTGACGTGACCGACGTCATGGACTACCTGCGCGAGCTCGATCGGACGTACCGGCTCGGCGGCGTGAGCTACGACGCGCGCTTCTTTGACGTGCCGGCCAAGATGCTCGAGGACGACCGCCTGCCGATGGCCGAAGTGCCCCAGACCGTCGAGCGCATGACCCCGATCATCGCCGATCTGTACGACCGGATCGGGCGTGGCGAGCTCCACCACGACGGGGACCCGAAGTTCGCTGCGCAGGTGCTCTCAGCCGTGCAGCGCCAGAACGAGCGCGGCTTCACCCTCGCCAAGTCGAAGTCCCGTGGCCGGATCGACGCGTGCATCGCGCTCGCGCTGGCCGTCGATCGCTGGCAGAACCGGTCTCGGCCGAAGCCGAAGCTCTTCGTCGGCTCCGCATGAAGCGCGTCACGCCCGCCGAGAAGCGCGCCCTCGATGCGATGGCCCGCTACGGCTCGGTCAAAGCGGCCGCGTTCGCGCTCGGCAAGTCGCCGCACACCGTGACCCGCCAGCTCGACAGCGCCCGGCGGCGGCTCGGGGCCGAGTCGTCGATGCAGGCGTATGCCATGAGCCGCGAGCCGATATAGCAGAAAAACGGGAATATCGCGGCACCTAGCGCCGAAATGACAATCGCGCGCGATGGGCAAGAAGGCCAAACGTCGCGAAGCCAGGAACGCCGAGCGGTTCAGCGAGCTCCCGAGCATCGCGACCGCTCAGTCGTTCGCGTCGTGGCTCGGCATCACGGACGCGATGGGCCTGAAGTCCGTCTCGCCATACACGATCCTCGGCCTCTCGGCGGTCATCCGCTCGGTGTCGGTCATCTCCACCACGATTGCCGACCTCCCGCTGCGCACCTACGAGCGCCAGGGTGATGACCGCGTCGTCACTCCCTCGGTGTTCGATGACCCGTTCCCCGGCGTCGACGGCCAGACGCCGTTCGAGTGGAAGGAAACGCTGCTCATCCACCTGCTGCTGTGGCGCGAGGCGTTCCTGTGGCACGACGACCTGGACGAGGCCGGCCGGCCGTCGATCTACCGGCCGATCGTCCCGGACGCGTTCACCGATCGAAAGCGCGTCAACGGTCGCCGCGTGTTCACGTTCCTCGATGCCGACACCGGCGAGTCGAAGGAAGTCGACTCGACGCAGGTGACGTATCTCCCCGGTCCGTCGATCGACGGGGTGAAGGGCCACCCGTGGCTGTACGCCGCGCGCCACATCTTCTCGGCCGCCCTGTCGGGCGACGAGAGCGCGGCCAAGACGCTCAGCCGCGGCATCCGCCTGGCCGGGCTCGTCACACCCGGCGAGGGCGAGGACATCGACCCGACCGAGGGCGAGGAGATCCTCAAGAACCTCCGCCCGGCCATCCTCGGCGAGGACAGGGCGGGCGACATCGCATTCGTCAATCGCCGCCTCAAGCTCGACCCCTGGACGCCGACCAACGTCGAGAACCAGTGGCACGAGACGCGGATGCAGATCAACGGCGAGATGGGCCGCCTGTTCGGGATGCCGCCGCACCTGCTCAACGACACGGAGAAGCAGACCAGCTGGGGCACGGGAGTCGCCGAACAGAACCTCGGCCTCGCCCGCTACACCCTGCGCGGCTGGTCGACGCGTTTCCAGGAGCGCCTGTCCATCCGGCTGCCCGAAGGCCCCGTCCAGCAGTTCTGCGAGTTCGACTACAAGGGCCTGCTGCAGGGCACGCCGCAGCAGGAGATCGAGCTGCTGCTGGCGCAGTACGAGGC